GCGCGCCATTGACGGTCCCAATCCGTTCCGGGTGCCCAAGTTCGGCTCGAGCACGGGCATGGTCGCCGACCATGTTGAGGGCACGAACCCGACCGACGGCACGCTCGTGATGGATGAGCAGGTCATCACCCCGGCCGCGAAGAGCGGGCAGTACACCGCCAGCCGCGAGATGGTCGAAGGCTCAAACCCGGCCGTGGATTCGATCATCATGGCCGCAATGATGGAGTCCTACATCGTGGGCTCTGAGGCCGACGCGGTCACCGCGCTGCTCGCCGGTGCGACCGCGGGCACGGCGATCACCGAGGCCGGCGGCGCGTTCGCCATGGCCGTGCGTGGCCGTCACATCGAGTTCAACGCCGGCGGCCGCAAGCGCGCCGCGAACGTCTCCCTGGCCGGCACCGAGCTCTTCGGCGCGCTCGCGACCGAGGTCGACGCCTCAGATCGTCCGATGCTCCCCGACCTGGGCCCGAGCAACGCCCCCGGCACGGTCGGCAACGGCCTGCTCTCGCTGAACGTCGGCGGCCTGAACACCCCGCTGGTGTCCGGCCTGACCGGCGGCGGCCTGGTGCTCGGCGTGCAGTCGGACTTCATCACCTTCGAGTCCGGCCTGCGCAGCTGGCGCTTCGAAGAGGTCGACGGCCCGGCCAACATCCGCTTCGCGGTGTTCGGCTACCTGGCCTTCGCCGTCATCCGCGCCGCGGGCATCCACAAGTTCGCCTGGACCGCGGCCGGCGCGTAATCCCCCTCCGGGTGGCCCCGGCCGTACCTGGGCTGGGCAGCCGGGGCCACCACCCGATCGCTAGGAGCACACCGTGGACTGGGTCACCGAAGCCGACGTTGCCGACTATCTCGGCACGATCGACTCCGACGACCCACGCCTGGCGATCGTCGCGGCCGCATCCGACGCCTGGTGCAAGCGCAAGCGCCCCGACCTGGCCACCGATGCAGCCCCGCCGGCCGACGTGGCACTGGCCGCGGTGATGTACGCCGCGTACCTGTTCCGGCTGCGGTCGACCCCGCAAGGGTTGGCCGGCGACGACATCAACGCGATCAACGACGCATCGGACTTGCTCTACACGGTGCGCCGGCTGCTCGGCATCGGAAAGCCGATCGCCCGATGAGCACGATCAGCGACGCGGTCGACGCGGCCCTGGCGGTCATCGCGACGGAAACAAGCTTGAAGGCAACCCGGGATCCGTCCCGGGTGATCCCGCCGTGTCTGTACGCCGAAACGCCCAGCGTCGTCGGCTATACCCAAGGCGGGGTAACCCTCGAGCTCGTCATCCATCTCGTCCCGGCCGGCAACGTCGACAACATCGGCAAAGAGTGGTTGATGAGCAAGGTCATCGACTTCGCCAACGCCGGAAAGTTCCCCCGCGTCGACCCCGGATCCCTCGAGGTCGACGGGATCGCCCGCACCACGTACCAAGGCACCGCAACCATTACCGTTAGGAGCACCTAGACATGGCACTTGTGGATTCCCGGCTCGGCCCGGGCACCCTCACGTTCGGCAGCAGCGAGTACGGCATCCAGATCACGAACGTGCGCCTGGTGCCGACGATCGAAGAGACGGACGGCACCCCGACGTTGGGTGACCCGAAGCCGGATCCGACGACCGAAGACCCGACCTGGGCCCTTGAGGGCTCGGCGATTCAGGACTGGGAAGACGACCTGGGCTTCGTGGAATATTGCCGCGACAATCACGGCACCACGGTCACGTTCTCGTGGGTGCCGGCATCGGCGGCCGGCGTGACGTACTCGGGCAGCTGCGTGGTCAAGGCGGTCGAGATCGGCGGCGACGCCGGTGTGCAGGCCACCACTGACTTCTCGTTCCGCGTCACGGGTGACATCACCCGTGTGGATGCCTGATGTACCAGCAGCAGGTCACCGTCCACTACGGCGACGGGGCAACCGAAGCGGCCACGCTGACCCAGTACGAGCTTGGGCAGTTTGAAATCTGGTGCCGCAAGCAAGGGTTGACCCCGTCCCGGCCGGGCACCGCGTTCATGCAGGATCTGCCGATCCTTGGGATCCGCTGGTGCGCGTGGAAGGCGATCACCCGCCACCTGACCGCCAAGACATCGTTTGATGCGTGGGATCCCACCGTCATCGAGGTCGAAGTGGAGGACCAGCAGCGGGTGGACCCTACCCAGACGGCCACCCCGGACGAACTATCGCCCGAGTAGCCGTTGCCCTGCACCTGGCACCGGCCCAGGTGTGGGAGATGGACCCGACCGACCTGGCAACGGTCATCGACGAGCTGAATCAGCAGGCCAAACGACGCAAGTAGGAGGTGAACAGCAATGGGCAGCCGTACCGGGTCACGCGGGGTCACCGTGAAAACCATTGGGCTGCAGAAGCTGGACGCCTTTCTACGTGATCAGATCGCGGCCGAAGACCTGAACCCGGCCAAGAAAGAGCTGCGGCAAGGCACCAAGGTCATCGGCAACGATGTCGTGATCCCTGCGCTCAAGGCCGGCGCTGAAGCGTCCGGGGTGCCGCAAGCCCCAGCCATGGCCGCGACCGCCCGGGTGCGTTCGGATCGGATCGTGTTCGTGCGGATCGGCGGGGTGAACCCCAAGCTGTCCGGGTTCAAGCGCGGGATCGGGCCGGCCCGCCGGGCCGCTGGTGGGAAAACGTCCCAGTCACACCGCACATCGCTGGCCTGGGGCTCGGACAAGGGCCCACACCCGGACGCTCGAGCACCCAAGGACGGCAAGGCCCACGCCGGCGCACCTGCGAACCGCTACAGCGTCGCCCGCCGCGACGGCGGCTACTGGGTCGTGCAGTCGATCAGCAAGGTCGTGCCCGAAGTACGTGAGCAGTACAACGCACTGCTAGGGCGGATCCTGAACAGTTACGGGAGGTATCGCTAATGGCTGGACTTCCCGGCATCGTCATCCAAATCGGTGCCGACACCAAAGACGCGGTAGACGGCATCAACCGGGTGCGCTCGAGCCTGGGCGATTCCATGTCCGGGTTCGACAAGTTCAAATCCGGCGTCGACAAGGCGTTCGTGCCGGCGCTGGCCGCCCTCGGTGGGCTCGGGGTCGCCGCGGTGGACTTCGCCAAGGCCGCCGCCGAAGACGCCCAAAGCGCGGCCGTGTTCGCCAACGCGCTGCAGAACACCACCAAGGCATCCGACGCGCAGGTGGCATCGACTGAGGAATGGATATCGGCCCAAGGCCGGGCCCTCGGTGTCGCCGACGACCAGCTGCGGCCCGCGATCCAAAAGCTAGCGGCCGCATCCGGCAGCTTGTCCCAGGCGCAAAAAGACGCCGCTATCGCCATGGACCTGGCCGCCCAAGCCGGGGTTCCCGTCGAGACCGCAGCGAACGCGATCACCCGCGCCTACGGGGGCAGCTACGGGGCGCTCAAGAAGCTCGTGCCCGGCCTGGACGAAGCCGCCCTGAAAAACAAGGACTTCGCCGCCGTCATGGGCGAAGTACAGACCAAGGTGGGCGGGGCCGCGCAGGTCGTAGCCGACTCAGCGCAAGGTGGCTTCGCTCGGTTCAATCTCGCGATCGGGGAAACCAAAGAGAGCATTGGCGCGGCCCTGCTGCCCGCGGTCGAAGCCCTGCTGCCGAAGATCCTCGAGTTCGCGAACTGGGCGCAGGACAACACCGACGTGCTGTTGAAGGTCGGCGCAGCGATTGGCGTGGTCGCCGGCGGCATCGTCGTGCTCAAGGGCGTGTTGACCGCCGTCACCGTCGCCCAACAGGCGCTCAACCTGGCCATGTCGGCCAACCCCATCGGCCTGGTGGTGCTCGCTATTGCCGCGCTCGTGGCCGCCCTGGTGTACCTCTACAACAACAACGAAGACGTGCGAAAGGCGATCGACGCGGCCTGGGCCGGCATCAAGCAAGCGATCGACACCGTCGTGCAATGGTTCCAGAACACCGCCTGGCCGATCATCCGCACCGTGCTCGGCTACCTGCAAAACGCCTTCAACGTGTACTTGACCTACATCAAGACCGTGTGGGCCGGGGTGCAGACCGCGATCGACCTCGTAGTGCGGTGGTTCCGCGACGTGCTGTGGCCGGCGTTCCAAGCGATCTTCGCGCTGCTGCGCGGTGACTGGGATGCCTTTGGGCAGCACATCCGCAACCTGTGGGACGGGCTCATTGGGTTCTTCGGCGGGATTGTCGACCGCTTTGCTGGCCTGGGCCGCAACATCATCGACGCGATCCGCCGGGGCATCGAGAACGCCTGGGGCGCGTTCACCAGCTGGCTATCCGGCATCTTCCGCGGCATGATCGACAACATCCTGGGCATCTTCGGGATCAGCTCGCCGTCCAAGGTGTTCATGGGCATCGGCGAAGACATCGTGGCCGGCTACCAGCGCGGCCTGGCCGGCATGGCCCAGGTCAACGCCGGCGTGATCGACTCCGCGGGCAATCTTGTGACCGGGATGCCCACCGTGACGACCGCGAACAGCTCCGCGTTCGGCTCGGCCGGCGGAAACGTCCATGTCAGCGAAGAGCTCGTGGTGCGCGCCCTGTCGCAACTGCTCACCCGGTCGGATCTGCGCAACGGCCGAGCGGTGGCGGTGGTCTGATGTCCACAATCACCCGCGTCGCCGTCAACGGCACCGACCTGCCCGACACCCAGGTGGTGTACGCCCTGCGCATCGCCCACGGCCGATCGACTATTACTGACGGCCCCGCCGCCTCTACCTGCGAGCTCGTGCTGACCGGCGACCCGCTGCCGGCCGTGCAGCTGTCCGACCTGCTCGAGATCGACGCCTACAGCCTGCCAAGGTTCACCGGCGTGGTGTCCGACCTGCGACCCGCGCAAGACCTGGCCACCGGCCGGCAGCTGCTCGAGGTCACCGCGACCGGCCCGCTGGCCGACCTCGCGCTGGACCCGATCACCACCGACACGTGGCCACAAGAGTCCAGCCAAGACCGGGCCGCCCGGATCCTTACCACGGTCGGGGTCGACGACTACTGGGCCAGCGGCACCATGGAAGTGCTCGCCTCCGACGGGCAATACTCCACCGCTCTCGAGCTGCTCAACACCCTCGCCACGGACACCGGCGCGGCGGTCTTCGACACCCCAAACGGGCTCATCGTCTTCCAAGACATCCACGGCCGCCGGCAGCGGTACATCCCTGACACGTGGGCCACGATGACCGGCACCTGGGCCGACCAATCGGGCACCTGGGCCGAGCAGTCGTCCCCCGCCGTGAACGAGCCCGTCACCATCCCTGCCAACGTCATCGCCTGGCAGCCGTCCCTCGAGCAGCACCGCGGCGACATCGTCAATCTCGTGGCCGTCGAATACGGCAGCCCCAAGGCGGTCGTCGTCGAGCAGGACACCACCAGCCAAACCAAGCACAAGGTGCGCGCCGCCAGCATCACCACGAATCTCGCGCTCGAGGCCGATGCGACCACCCGGGCCGAGCAGATCATCACCCGCCTGGCGCTGCCGCGGTACCAGCTCGGCAATGTCTCGGTGCTCGTGCACGACGCCGACAGCACGCTGCGCACCCAGCTGATGAACATGATCTGTGGCGATCGCGTCATCATCGCCGGCCTGCCCGCCGCCTACCCGGTCACCGATTGGCTCGGCGTGCTCGAGGGCTGGGCCGAGACCTACAGCGTCGACGAGTTCGGCAACGAGTACCACATGCTCGGCCTGGCGCTGTCGGACCCGCGGGCATCGTTCGCGGCACTCAAGTGGCAAGACGTGACCGACACCTTGACCTGGGCCGACATCCCCGCGAACCGGATCTGGGCCGACATCACTTCGAACGAACTGCTGAGCGCATAGGAGGCACGAGTGGGAACCACAACGAACTACGGGTGGGTGTTCGACGACGCAACCGACGACGTCAACACCTTCCCCACGCGCCTAGCCAACCTGGCGCAAGACATCGACACCGACCTGAAAAACGGTCTCGCCGCCAAGCTGACGACTCCGGGCGCGTGGACCGCGTACACGCCAACGCTGACGTCATCGGGAGTTGCGCTTGTGCTCGGTACAGGATTCAGCGCCGACGGAGCCTACGCGCTGCTCGGAAAGGTATGCCATTGGCGCGCACGCATCGCATTCGGAACCACCGGCCAAAGCGCAGGGACCGGCGACTACCGCATCGGGCTACCCCAGACTGCTAAGTCGATAGTTGACATTGCGGCCAGCGGCTACATCTTCGACGCCAGCACAAACGAAGTTAAGACCGTCGTCTGCGAACCCGTGAACGGTGCGCTCGACAAGGTCTACATGAGGTTCACGGCGGGCAACTTCGGCCTCGTCCGTTCGGACACGCCGTGGACGTGGGCGGCTTCGGATTACCTCCTCGTCGCTGGCTCCTTCGAGATCGCATAAGGGAGAAACGTGAGCACTTGGGACTACGCAAGCCCAGCCGATCCGACCCCGACACCTGACGAGTGGGTCTGGGAGCGGCTACGGGTCAAGCGCGACAACGAGTTGGCCGCATCCGACTGGACGCAGGTGGCCGATTCACCCGTCGATCAGGCGGGGTGGGCCGCGTACCGGCAGGCACTCCGCGACCTCCCCGACACCACCAGCGACCCGCGTGAGGCCGTATGGCCCACACCGCCAGCCTGAGTAACAGGTCAAAGAATCCAAATGCCAACAGCGAGGAGGGCGAACGTGGTGAAAACACCGCAGAAGAAACCGACAGCCCACGCGGTGCGTTGGCGATGTTCCGATTCTGCCCTCAGTCGCGCTAACACGGCACGTTTACTGGTGGGAAGGCTAGTCATTCTTTCCTCCGTATCGCTTGTGAGCAGCCTGCGCAGAGATGCCCAGCACCTCGCCGACCCCGGCCCAGGTGAAACCGTCGGCTCGCAGTTGATCAACCAACGCAGTGCGGAACGCTGCCAACGCATCTTGGACAAGGGCGAGGTATTCGGCGGTGTCCATCGAAGTATTCGCGCCGTCGATGTCGCCTCGCATCCAACGGCTGAGGTTTGTCGCCGTCGCAGCAAGGTGATCGGCTTGGTCGGTGATCGTCATACGTCAACCTTAGTTGATGGTAAGCCAGCCCGTCAACCTACGTTGATACATCTTTAGTCGTATGGGCGCGGCTGCGGTCAGGACTGAAACCCGTTGGGAGGATTGTGCAATGACTACTGAGTTCGACATTGAGTAACAAGGCAAACGCCAACAGACAACGACCTTTGACAACAAGGCCAACGACAAGACGAAAAGGGCACCACCGATGGACGACCTGACACCTAACACGTGGGGCGAGATCGTCGCGATCTTGACCATCGTGGGCGTCGCCCTGGCCGCCATTGACTGGCGCATCCGGCTGCACATCGACAACCGGCTGCACACCGTGCGCGATCAGCTGCGCGAAGAAATCCAAAAGGCGACCCAGCCGATCCGGCCGGGCTACCGAAACAACGGCGAATCGCTCGCAGATGTCGCTCACGAGCTGCGCCGCGTGAAGTCTCACCTAGGAATCGAGGACTAGATGCCCACGCTCAAACCCGCCGTGCGCCGCTACCTGTACGGCATCAGCGCCGCCACCATCCCGATCTTGGTGGTGGCCGGCTGGGTCTCTGACGAGCTCGCCGTCGCGCTGCTCGGCCTGGCCAACGCGGTCTTCATCGGTGCGCTCGCCGCCCACAACACCCCGAAGGATTCCAATGGCCACGTTGAGTAAGGGCGCGGCCAAGCTGCGCGAGCAGGCCAATATTCGGTGGCCCAAGCGCGACACCTCGAGCGACGGGTGGCTCGGGGATCCTGCCCACCGCAAGCGGGTCAGCGATCACAACCCCGACCGCAAGGGCATCGTGCACGCGATCGACCTCGATGCCGACTTCGGCCGGCCGGGCCGGGCCGACGCGCAGCAGCTCGTCGACGAGCTCGTGGCCCTGGCGAAAGCAGGCAAGGACGGCGGGCGATTGAAATACATCATCCACGCCAGCTACATCTACAGCCGCACCTACGGGTGGAAGCGCCGCAAGTACACCGGCAGCAACCCGCACACCGGGCACATCCACATCTCGGTGACGACCGCGGCCGACACGAATGGGCGGGCCTGGCCGGTGCCGATGTTGACCCTGCCGAAGCCCGCCCGCAAAGCCGCCTAAGCCACGCGCCCGATCGCGTCGTCGAGCTCGTCGTCGATCACCTGCAGATAGAGCGCGGTGGTCTCTAGCTTCGCGTGTCCCATGAGCTGCTGCACGATGCGCACATTGACACCAGCACGTAACAGCGTGGTGGCGAAGCGGTGGCGCAAGCAATGCGCGGTGTATGGGCGCGGTAACACCTCGAGCATCCGATCTTCGATGTAGGTCACCCCGACCGGCTCGCCGATCTTGACGGGCGAGGGAAACGCCCAGCCGTGTACGTCCTGCAGCAGCGGCCGCAAGCGCTCGTGGATCGGGATGCGACGTTGCACATCACCTTTGCCACATATCACTAACCCGACATCCGTCACCGCATCAGAGTGAAAGGTGCGTATCTCGTTGCGACGCAATCCCGCGTAAGCGCCAAGCATCAACATCAATCGCTGCTCTGGCGTTGCATTGCGCAACGCAAGCGCCAACGCATCTTCTGGGATGGGTTTCGGCAATGACTTTGATGCCCGAATCGGATGCAAGTCTTCGGTCGGGTCGACCTCGAGCAAGCCCGCTTTGCGTGCGAACTTGTAGAACGAACGCAACGTGGCTTTGCGTGATCGTCGCGTTTCAGTCGACCACTGCGGATTCGACAGATACGCCGCAACCTCGGAGGGCGTTGCAGCCAAAGGGTTTTCAACGGTACGGGCATATGCGTCGAAGGCATACGAACGAAGGCGAATCGTCGACGATGCGACATCCCCCGCTCGCAGCCACTCCACCCACAGCCCCTTCGGGGAAGTAGACATGGCGACCATCCTTCTATGCGGCACGCAAGGTTGGCGCGCTGAAAACGTAATCAGCGGGTTCACAGTTCAAGTCTGTGGCGGTGTACGTGATCGGCAGGCCCGGCCCCGGATTCTCGGGGTCGGGCTCGCCTGTTTCCAGCCAATCCACCGACACCCCGCAGGCCACCGCCCACAGCAGAATCGCGGCCCGGCTCGGGTGCGTGCGGCCGTTTTCATAGTTGCCGATGGTTTGCCGGCTCAACCGGGTCCGGGCGGCAATCTCGCCAATGCCCAGGCCAGCCCAGTAGCGCGCCAAGATCATCCGCAGGCGCAGGTCCATCGTCGGGATCCGGGTTTCGGTGCTAACTGTCATGGAGCAAGTTTGCGCGTTTGTCCTGGGATTGGCAAAGCAAATGGGCGTGTTGAGTTGTCAAGGTACGGCTATTTCTGTGTAGGGTTTGCCATATGGAAAACCTCATCACCTCTTCCGAGGTCGCCAAGCTGCTCGGCAAGAGCGTCTCAGCGGTAAACCGGGACGCCCAGCTGGGCTATCTGCCCGTCGCGTACAAGGTGCCCGGCAAGACCGGCTCTTACCTGTTCGACCGGGCCGCGGTTGAGGCCAAGGCCGCCCAGCGCCGCGCCGACAAGGCCAGCGCATGACCGCCGAGCTCGCGCTGTTCGAGGTCTCCGACAACTGCATGGGCTGCGGCCGCACCTTGGCGGGATCTGCTTGCCCATGGTGCGCCGGCCGGGCGTCGGGAGCGGAAGCCTCCCAGGTGGCGCTTGCCGCCGCGAACCGAAGCCGCGACCTCGAGTGGGCCGAGCGGGCTGACCTGTGGCTGCGCGCCTTGGCCGGCTGGGAGATCGTCCAGCCCATTACCGCCGACGACCTCATCGAAGCGGTCGGGCTGCCCGCCGGCTCGGAAAACCAGATCGGAGCTCGATTCCAAGCCTGGCGCAAAGCCGGATACATCCGCCAAGCCGGCGTCGAGACGAGCAAGCGCCCGAGCAACCACGGCCGCCTGCTGCGCGCCTGGGAGGTCATCGCATGACCGAGCTGCTGCAGTTCATCGTCGGCCTGGCGCTGCTCACCACCGCCGTCGCCCTGGGCTACCACGCCGGGGAGCATGCCGCGGCCGAGCGGTACCGCCGCGCCATTGCGCTGAGCAACACCCGCGCCCGGCAGGCCGAAGACCGCTATTGGATGCGTGCCGGATGAACGCCCGCTACATCCCGGAGCTGGACCGCATCCACCTGACCATCGAGGTCAACAGCGCGCTAATGCCCATCCTCATCGACCCCACCGAGTTCGAACGCCTCATGACGACCGGCCGGATCGCCCTTGCCCAGCGTGAACGCGCCCTACAGCCCGTAAAGGACACCAATGACCGACCTCATCCCAGCGCAGCGCAGCCCGCTCGCGGAGCGAATCCAGTACGCAAAAGCCCTCGCCGAAGCAAGCCTGCTGCCCAGTAGCTACCGCAAGCAGCCCGCGAACGTGCTCATGGCCATGGAGTACGGCGAAGCCCTGGGGCTGTCCCCGATCGCCGCGATCCAAGGCATCCACGTCATCGACGGCAAACCGACCGCGTCGGCGCAGCTCATCGGCGCGCTCGTGCGCAAGGCCGGCCACCGGCTGCGCGTCACCGTGGCCGGCGACGGGCTCAGCGCGAAAGCCACCATCATCCGCAAGGACGACGCCGACTTCACCTTCGAATCGGTATGGACCCTCGATCGCGCCCAGGCCGCCGGCCTGCTCGGCAAGGGCACGTGGAAGCAGTACCCCACGAACCTGCTGAAAGCCCGGGCGATCACCGAAGTCGCCCGCGACGCCTGCCCGGAAGTGCTATCCGGCGTCGCCTACACCGCCGAAGAGCTCGGTGATGAATCCCTCGAACCTGTCCACGGCACCGTCGTCCCCCCGGCGGATCCCTGGACAGCAGCGGCCCCGGACACCACTCAACACGCGGTGATGGACGGGGAAGCCATATCCGGGGCCGCTGACGCCGTCGAAGAGGCCCGGCAGCGCCTGGGCACCATCCAAGGCCCAGCCCGCCGGCACGCGCTCGGCGATCAGCTGGCCACCGAGCGGCAGCGCGACGCCCTCGAGGTCAAGGCACGCAAGCACGGCAACTATGAATCCCTCGATGCGTTCCTAGCCGAAGCCGGCGCGACCATCCTGGGCGGCCGCCTCGTGACCAGCGACGAGCTCACCAAGGCCCACGCCGACGTGCTGTTCGACGCCTTCAAGCAATGGGAAACGACCATCGAACCCTTCACCAAGGCGGTCGACGCATGAACCACCCGACCATCGACGCCATGCTGGCCGAGAAACGTGAGCTGCTCGAGCAGCTCGAGCAAGCCCGCCGCATCGTCGACCACCTGCTGACCGAGCCAACGCTATGCGACATCTGCCGCGCCGGAATCGAGGGCGCATGATCCTCGATGTCCTCATGACCGCCGTGCTCGCCACCCCATCCCCCGAGGTGGCGGGCACGGCCCCATGCCCCAACCCCGTCGTGCGCGTCCTGCACAAGGCCGGATTCCGCGGGCCCGACCTGCGCACCGCATGGGCGATCGTCATGCGGGAATCCAAAGGAAACCCCCGAGCGATCAGCCGCACCGGCGACTACGGCCTGGCGCAGATCAACCGCCGCACCTGGCAACACGCCCCATGGTGGGACACCCGCAAGATGCTCGAGCCCGCGTACAACGCCGCCGCCATGTGGCGCATCGCTGAAGGCGGCAAGACGTTCCGCGCCTGGGGCCTGGACGGCCGCGGCCGCAAACACCCCGCATCCCCATACCCCGACGCGACACACCGCGCCTACCTCAACTGGTGGAAGGCATACCCATGCAGCAGCTGAACCGCAAAGGCTACGAGTGGACCTGCACTTTGTGCGGTGCCAAAGGCATCCAATCCACGCTCGAGGGCGGAGGCGGTTGGAGCCACCACTACTACCGATTCCACTACACCCCCGCCAAGGCATGACCCGGGGCTACTGCTGGGTGCACGACCAAGACGACTGCACCGACTGCCAACCCATCCGCCAACGCCTACTCGAAGAGTTCATGGAGGACACCACCAACTAACTAGCCCAGGTCGTTACCGCAGAGCCCGACCGAACCCAGCCTGCTGCCGGAACCACAAGCCCACCGAACGGCACGGTGGCCACGAACCCAAAGCGCACGGGGTCGTGCCCTGCACAGCCCTACCCCGCTCTCGGGATAGGGCTACAGGTGCAGCCGTATGGACACGGTGGGGGTGCCAAGAGGCCGGGATGTGTGGGTGGGCAGCTCTTCCTCGAGGAGACCTATGAACAAACCAGACCGACGCAAGACCAGCGCACGACGACGTGCGTTCCTCGCCGCGTCCAATCGAATCTGTGGATTCTGTGGTCAGCCTGGTGCCGACACCGTAGACGACATCAAACCGCTCGCGCTAGGCGGTCAAGACACCGAAACGAACTGGCGACCAGCCCACGCCTCATGCAATAAGTCTGCCGGCGCGAAGTTGGGAAACAAACTTCGGGGAGAAAAGCGCAAGCGTGCGCGTTCTTTAGGTGCGCATGATGAC